AATGCAAATGTTTCTTCTTGCTCCTTTGCTTCCTTTTGATAAGTAGTATTTAATTGATTTTGTAATTGTTCAAGTGCTAAATTAATTTGTCTAAAACTTTCTGTAGAAAATTCTTGAGGTGGTTCAGGTAAAAATACTTGTACTTTAGCCATTATCTTCTCCCGTCAGGTTGTATGTCAAATCTAAATTGACCAAATCTCCAGCTTTCATCTTTTCCATCATTTTCTATTTTAACTGCGGCAAGTCTTGCTCTTGCTCTTGTATCTACTTTATCTGTAGATGACGTAACTGTAAATGGCCCAAGTGGCGAACCCACTTGTGTGTTCGCTGGATAATCTCTTAACTCTAGTGTTACCTTTGCGTTACCGTTTAAGTATTTAAAGTCAGGTATAAATCTTCTTACCTTAATAAAATATTCTCCATCTCCTTGAGCATCTAAATCAAAGTCTCCTGATTTAATATATGCAGGAATAGCATTTACTGTTCCATCAGCTAACACTTCATTAGTACCGATTTCGTGATTGAATACCCTTGAGGCACCGTTAGAGACTCCTTGAATAGTTGGAGTCGTTGGTGCAAGATTTACAGAAAACTCAGTTGCAATTGGGTCACCAAATACATGTGCGTCTACATAAGTTGTTCTAGCTAATGTGCTAGTAGTCCAAGTTTGTTCTGAATAATTATAAGTAACTAATCTATTTACATAGTTTGAATTTGCTGTTGCATAGAACCAATATATTTCAGAGTACAAGCTGTTATGTGATCCAAAAGTAAGTTCAGAACCATTTGCAAAGTTAAAACCTGGTGCACCATCGTTTGTTTGAAATACAAAGTCTTCTACAAGGGAACCTAATGATTTAACTGTACCGTCAAATACAAAAAACCCACCTGAATCTGACATCCAATATACAGCACCGTTTGCATAAACAATTGAATGTTGACCTACGCATCCACAGTTTGATCCAACCTGTCTAATACTAAATGTAAATGGTGGCCCTACAAACTGCATTAAATAAGCAGATGTGTCAGTAAGTATTAATATGTAATCTTTTGCTTTTGCAGCACCTACAATTTTAGTGCCACTATCAATCCTAAAAGACCCTGCAGTATTTGTAGATGTCGCAGTGTAATCAGTCAAAGATTCTTGATCCGAGAACCTTATAAACATTTTATCTTGTGTACTTGGCGATCCAATCGTTGTTTCAGTTCCTAGGACAATTAAATGTCTATCTCTATCAGATACCATGCTCATTACAGATGTGGTAGGAGCTCCAGATAATAAAGTTGCTCTTGTTAATACACCGCTGTTTGGATCCCAAGAAAAAGTTGCACCATTTTTAATAGTTGCAATTAACAGTTCACCATAATTATCTAATGACCATGATCCAGGGTCTAACACCGCATCAGAGGTAGTTCTTGGTGTACCCCAAGTAGATCCACCCCATAAAGCTGTGCCCCAACCAAAACCATATGCTTGTAATAAAGGACCAACTTTATAATAAGGTTTTGAATCTAATGTTCCATCATTTGTTGCACCTGTACCAGTTTCAGCTGTTGGCATTTTAATTGTAAAGGACGTTGTAGTAGGAGCTAATTGTATCTCAAACAAAACATCATTAAAGTCAGATGCGGTATAATCAGTTTGTCCCGCAGTAAATGATCCTGCATTTTCAAAAGTTAATAGATCACCTGGTTCGAGGCCGTGAGCCGAGGGACATGTAACTGTAACCGTGGTAGATCCATTTGTAGTAGTAATATCGCAACCTGATTGTGCTAATGAAGTATCAAAAGGTGTAATATCATAATAACCATCACCATTGTACACATATAAAATTTTATTAGTACCAAAGACTATGTACCTTCTTCCATCTAAATCAGCCCAACTGTGACTAGCTCTTGCAGCTCCAACAAGTTTTTCGTCCATTATTTCTTGCCATCCGCCTATTTTTTCAGGCATACCATATCTAAATCTTACAAAGTTCCCATCTACCCACTGGTTTTCAGCCCCTGAGTCTGATGCTTGTTTGTTAAATCCTGGTGCAAACTGTACTTTTGTTAATGGCATATCTGGATTATACACCATAAGCATATATCTATAAAGATTAACCTATTTTGATAATATTATGTTCCAATCTAATTGAGCTAGCAAATCCTGTAATTCAACTATTTTGGTTGTATTATTTTTTAAATATTGATGTAATTCGTCTACATCTACAATAATATATTGATCTTTTAAATCAAATACGATTTTGTCAGCTTTAGTTTTAAAAGAACCACCTTTTGCATTATTCTTTAATGGTCTTAAATCAAATTTAAATGACTGATTAGATTTATCTTTAATAATACCTTCAATATCCCACAGCTCCTTATTCTTTTGATTAGGACTAGCGTACTTGACATTTTCTAATAAATTAATAAAGTCAATCATATGACAGAAACAGAGATAAAAGATGCTATCATAAAAGATTTAAATGATCAACTTGATATGGAAAGACAAGTTAAGATATCTGAAGTTAAGTTAAATGCAGATTATAAAAAACATATTTTAAATTTAGAAACTCAAATACAGGCTTTAGGTAAAATTAATGATGAATTCTTAAATAAGATAGCTGATTTGAAATTTAAACTACACAAATTAACTACATAAATTAAAAAAAATATTTAATTTATAAGTCTCATCATAAGTTAAATCATTACATGGTGCGTGTGGACGATTACCATTAAAGATAATTAATCTATTAGGATATGCTCCTATTGTAATATCTGGATATTGATCTACTAAATGTTCAAAGAAAGCTGTGCCTCCAGAAGCACTTTGAAAAAAAGGTAGTATTGCTGCTAATGTTGTTTCTACATCAGTATGTATTGGACCATATTTATTGTTAAATTTTGATTTTGCAATTTCTTCGGAATTTACTTTTCTAACTTTTAGTAATACATCTTTAATTTTACATTCTATTAAATGTTCAATTTTATTAATTATAATCTGATTAAATTTTTCATCTTTTAAAAATACTTCATGAACTGGAGAACCTTGAAAACGATTTCCATAATAATTTTTATAGGGTTGATAATAAGCATTGTATTTTAATTTCTTAAATCTCTCAAATGTTTCATTATAAAAATCTTCGTCTAGAAAATTTCTTTCTATATGAATAGCTCCATCTAATATTTGCTCGTAAGTTTTTCTTTTTTTAAACATGAAATATATTAAAGCTAAGACCATATCTTGGTTTATCAAGAATATTTCTGTCAGTTCTATGACGTAAAAAACTTGAAAATATAACAAAGTTTCCTGGCTTACTTTCTATTGTCTCATTTATTTGTGGAAATTCTAGAGTTTGATTATGATTCGACAGTTGAATTGCCCCAGAAAGAAATGAGGGTAAATGAGAATGTTCTCTTGTATAATTTGAAAAAGATTCTTTAAATCCCCATGCTTCCGATAAATTCCATTTATTAACTTCTTCAGAAGGGTTATTATCTATAACATCAAAAATAGGTAACATTATTTCCATAAATTTTTTATCATTAGTAAAAAAATCATATGATGTCATCTGTCCTATTACACTAGTTCTAAAGTTTTGATTTGATTGTAAATTAATACCTTCTTCAATTTTTTTAATAAAGTATTTTGTATCAATAGATACATTGCCTTTAATAAAATAATATTCTCTTAATATTTTTGATTGAACTAGTTTTTCTATTTTCATTTAAGATTTAAAAAATTTACGTAACCTGTAATAATATACCTATGTTTTTTATCAGGACATTTTTGTCCTCTATGTGTATGTGTAAAATAAGATGGAAATATAACTAATTTTCCTTCTTCTGATTTTATAACATCTTTATTAAAAAATTCAGTTCCACAATTATGCTCACTTAAATATATTTGTACATTTAAAATTCTAGTTGCATGTTCACAACTATGTTCAGAATGAAACTTTTCAAAAAATTTACCAGGTTTAAAATGTTTAAATCTCATATAAGATAACGCCCATTTATCTGTTGTTAAATCTACTTCTGGAAATTTTTTTCTATATAAATTTAAAGCTGGTAATATTCTCGTGCTTAATTCATAAAAAGTTTGAGTTTTTTCTAAATCAAAATAATGATAACCATATTGTTTTTCTTCAGAAGGTTTCGTTCTTTTTTTACATTCTTTAATTAAATATTTACATTCTTCTTTTGTTAAGAAGTTATGTAACGTTAAAGTAAAGTCTTTAGACATAATCATACCATCCTGTTGCTATATATTTTATTTCTTTTTTAGCTGGAATACCTCTATGAGTAAAAGTCCAATCTGAAGGCCATATTACAGTTAAACCTTTTTCAGGTTTAACTTTTATTTTTTGATATAAGAATTCTGTTTCTCCTCCCTCTTTTACATCATTAAGGTAAGTCATAAATACTAAATGCCTGTCTCGAAAATGTTCAGTTCCATTTCTTTCAAAATGAAAAACTTTAAAACCTCCTCCTTTAGGATATTTTTGAATATTAAAGGATTCAGTTATTCTAAATGCAGCATGATTATCAGTTGCCCAAATATATTTTTTTAAATATTTATTTAAAACTTTAGATAGTTCCATTAAATAACTTTTAACTTCTTTGGGAGCATCTGTACTAGCAAATATTGGTAAATCTAAAGAATCTTTACTTTGTAAATCTATTTCTAAATCACCAGAATATTTTCCAATTGTACCTTTTTCTTTTTTTCCAGCACTTGTTTCATTTGTTTTTTCAAAATAATTAATCATTTGATCACATACTTTTTCATCAATATACCAACCTGCTAGAAAATTATTTTTGTTATTTAATTTAAATGGTTTCATCTTTTTAAATCGAAAGGTAAACCTAGATGAATTCTTCCATCATAAGTTTTAGCACTATCCTTTGCTATGTTATAATGTAAAAAAACTTGAACACATATCTCACCTTGAAAAGGTTCTCGCCAATGTTCTAGATCACAACCTCTATAAATTAACATATCACCTGGAGATAAAATTACTTTATTACCTTTAGATTTACTTGGTGCATATAAATTAGTTTTTTTATCAAACTTACCTTTTTTAGGATCGGATTCTATATAAATAGGCCATTCATCTCCGCCTAAATTCATAGTAGTTGATATTTCGCAACTTGCTCTATCTTTATGTCTTCTTAATTCATCACCTTTTTTATAAACTCTAGCATAAGCATAGGTCTCAACTAAATCTAATTTTGTAGTTTCCTGCATTATTGGTTTAACTCTTTCTAATAATACTTCATTAGCAACATCTCCATAAATAGAAAAAGCTCCTGGTACCTGAGGATCATTAAATGTTCCATGTATTGAAGCGTATGGCGACACATAGTTATGATCAAACAAAGTTCTTGCAACTTTAGCTTTTGAAATTAAATAGTCTTTAACAAAATCTGCAACTAAAGGATCTATAGCTTTTTTAACAACAGTAAATTTATTTTTTTTAAAATCATTCATAATCAGTAATTAAAGTATATCTTGGTTTTTTTAACGTGTAATTAGGAAATACAGCATCATGCATAATGTCTCCTGAAAAAATTGCAATAGAATTTTCATAACCAGGTATTATAATCTCATGTTTGCCTCCTAAATTTTCTTGTTTTAAATGAGTACCTAATTCATAGTTTTTATTTTGAACATAAAGTATTGAAGTAAAACTATTTTTTTGGTGAACATGAAAAAAATTTTCTTGTTTTTTATTTACTTTTAGTGACCATGATTTAGTTAATTTATATTTTTTTAATTGAGTCATTATATTTTTTAATTTAGTATAGTAGTTTTTCCAATGTTGACCCGTGTTAATTAAATGTAAATTAGGTTTTGTTTGTACTCCTGACTTTAAAAAATCTCTGTGTTTATTTGATTTAAAATTTTTTTCGATGTCTTTTTTTATTTTATTTAAATCTTTTAAATCTAAAAAATCTTTGTAGAATAAAAACTGCATTATCTATACGGCCACCCCCTTATCCAACCTACCAATGAATACCTTGTGCCTTTTGTAATTGGTTTTACTCGGTGCCATATGTAAGATGGAAATACTATAATTGTCCCTTGTGTTTTTAAAACAGGAACCTCTGTAATAACATTTGGATCATCTGTCGCTCTATATTGAAATTGAAAATCACCACCTTCATAATCTTTTGGATCACTTAAAGATACTACAATTGATAGTTTTCTTATCTTGCCATGACTTCTAGGGTCTGCTGTTTCCTCCTCACCTCCAGAATCACAATGCCAATCATAATGTTGTTTCTTTCCATATTTAGTAAATTGCATATTTTCTATATAATCAATATCAAAATTCCATTTAGAAAAATTATTTGCTGTTCTAATATATGGCTCCATTAAATTAAACAACCAGTCGTCTTGAATAAAAGATACATAAGAATCTCTTTTTTTTACAAGAACTTCTTTTTGTTTTTTGGTTAATTGTTTAAATTCACTTTCAGGAAACGATTGAATTCTTCCTTGAATTATTTTTTGTTTTTCACCTAATTTTATAATTTTATTACAGGTTTTTTTATCTAACGTACCTTGATAGTACCAGTATAAGTCTTTATAGTATAACATATCACTCTAGTCTTTTTTAATATGTATTTATACTTTTTAAATTAAAATGTCTAGAGTTATGAAATTAAGTTCCAAGTAGAATTATCAGGATTCCAATAATAATTATTGTTGTCTTGTCTATTTAAACCTTCCCATCTTTGGTCTGTCTCATTCCAAGTCATCCAATAAGTATCGACAATTGTGTCATATGGAGTTTCATCTTCATTTAAATGTTGTACTGTAAATGTAGTATTTTCAGGTTTAGTTACAGGAGCAACCCAAACATTATTTACATCATCATGTGTCCAAGATGCAAAAGGTTGTTTTTTTATAAATTTAGTACCTGTCCAAACAGAATTTAAACCATGACCTTCAGGTAATTCTTTCCATTCACCTCCACCTTTTAAATTTTCACAAAAAGATTGAATATCAGTAATATTAGCATCTATAACTATAGCATCAACTACCACTTTAATTTGTTGTCCAACATTAAATGGATCTTGTTGAGATTCTATTTTTCCAGCTTTTTTTGTTTCTGTTATAGACATATTAGAAGCTTATTGTTCCTGTTGTTGTAAATTTTATAGCTACTGATCCATCTGGTTGAGGACTAACTGTATTAGAACCAGGAGTGGCACTAAATGATCCACCAGCAGTAGGTGATCTTAAAACTACATAACCATTTCCTCCAGGGGCTCCAGCTCTAGCAGGAGATCCACCAGGGCCTCCTCCACCGCCACCACCAAGGCCATCAGTTCCAGGTTGTCCAGCATTTGGTCCAGGCCATCCGCCTGCACCGCCGCCTCCAGATCCGCCAGATGGGTTAGCTCCAGGATAATTAGATACTCCGCCTCCGCCACCAGCATAAGTCAAAGGAGATCCTGTACATGAACTAGCTGATCCATTTCCTCCAGGTGCTCCAACTTGAGGTCCAGGAGCATTATTACCTGCATTGGTACGACCGCCACCGCCGCCGCC